ACTATGTACGAGCGTTTGCTTTCTGGAGGCGAAATTACATTGTTTAGTCCACACGATGTACCAGGACTATATGAAGCATACTTTGGTGATGCAGACAAGTTCAAAGAACTTTACGAAACATACGAGCGTAAGACTAGTATCAAGAAGAAAAAAATTGACGCAATGGAACTTTTCTCTGCATTAATTAAAGAACGTGCAGAAACAGGACGTATTTACATAATGAATGTTGATCACGCAAATACGCATAGTTCGTTCAAAGATACTGTGTTTATGAGTAACTTGTGTCAAGAGATAACACTGCCAACAAAGCCTTTACAACACATTGATGATCCTGAAGGTGAGATTGCTCTATGTATTTTGAGTGCAATTAATGTAGGTATGATCAAACAATTAGATGATCTAGAAGAGCTTTGTGATCTTGCTGTTCGTGCGCTAGAAGAAATTATTGACTATCAGCGGTATCCAATTAAGGCAGCTGAAATTTCAACTAAAGCAAGACGCTCACTCGGAGTAGGTTATATTGGCCTTGCACACTATCTTGCAAAGCAACACGCAAAGTACGAAGATAAAAAATCTTGGCAATTGGTACACAATCTTACAGAAGCATTCCAGTACTACTTGCTAAAAGCATCAAACAATCTTGCTAAAGAACGAGGCGCTTGTGAGTATTTTGACCGTACTAAATACAGTGACGGCATTCTGCCAATTGACACTTACAAAAAGGACGTGGACACCATTGTTCCACATAAACTAAACTATGATTGGGATAGTCTCCGCAATGACATCAAGGAACACGGCCTTAGGCACTCAACTCTGTCCGCACAAATGCCATCAGAGAGCAGTTCCGTTGTGTCGAACGCAACAAACGGCATCGAACCACCTAGAGGATACTTGTCCGTTAAGAAGTCCAAGAAAGGGCCTCTTAAGCAGATTGTTCCACAGTATCAAACTCTAAAGAATCATTATACACTTCTTTGGGATATGCCTAGCAACGAAGGCTACATTAACATTGTAGCCGTAATGCAAAAGTTCTTTGATCAAGCAATTAGTGGTAATTGGAGTTACAATCCAACACACTACGAGAACAATGAAGTTCCGATGAGTGTAATGATACAAGACTTGTTAAATACATACAAGTACGGTTGGAAAACAAGTTACTATCAAAACACTTACGATTATAAAACTGATCCAAGTGAGATTGAAGAAGAACAAACACAGCAGCCTCTAGAAACAGAAGTTGCCAAAACAACCGAAGAAGATGACGAAATGTGTGAGGCTTGTGCAATTTAAGGTTGACACAGGTACTGTAATACAGTATTATAGTACAGTGAAAAGGAAATAAGATAGATGTCAAGAACAGTATTCAACAAAGATAAAGTAGACTTCACAAAACAAAATATGTTTTTCGGAGCAGATCAAAATACACAGAGATATGATGTATTTAAATTCCCTGTGTTTGATAAGTTAAATCAAACAATGCTTGGTTATTTTTGGAGACCAGAAGAAGTTAGTTTGCAAAAAGATCGTGCAGACTTCCAAAACTTCCGTCCAGAGCAAAAACATATTTTTACCGCTAATCTTAAGTATCAAACCTTATTAGATAGTGTACAAGGTCGCGGTCCGTGTTTGGCTTTTCTTCCTCACGTGAGTTTACCAGAACTAGAAGGTTGCATTGTTACTTGGGACTTCTTTGAAACTATTCACAGTCGTTCATACACACACATTATGAAAAATGTTTATGCAGATCCTGCAGAAGTGTTTGATACGATCCTTGATGATGAAAAAATTCTCGACCGTGCTGTTAGTGTTACGAAACATTACGATGCATTTAATGATGCAGCTGATGCGTTCTTCCACCGCGGAGAAGGCAACTTGTACGAAGTCAAAAAGAAACTCTACCTTGCAATGCAGACAGTAAATATCCTTGAAGGACTTCGTTTTTATGTGAGTTTTGCTTGTACGTTTGCTTTCGGCGAGTTAAAGATGATGGAAGGATCTGCAAAGATTATTTCTTTAATAGCTCGTGATGAAGCACAGCACTTAGCACTTAGCACACACGTATTAAAACTTTGGGCTCAAGGCAAAGACGACCCAGATATGAAAAAGATTGCCAAAGAGTGCGAACAAGAAGTTTATGACTTATGGCGCACTTGTGTTGAGGAAGAAAAAGATTGGGCAAACTACTTGTTTAAAGATGGTTCCATTATTGGTTTGAATGAAACACTACTTCATCAGTATGTTGAGTATATTGCCAATCGTAGATTGAAAGCACTAGGACTAAATGCTATTTTTGATCAACCAGTAAACACTAATCCACTTCCGTGGACTACTCATTGGTTATCAAGTTCAGGCCTACAGGTTGCACCACAAGAAACAGAAGTTGAGTCGTACATCATCGGCGGCATTAAACAAGACGTTGATAAAGAAAAATTTAAAGGATTCAGTTTATGATTGAAATTTATGGAAAGCCTATGTGTCCATATTGTGACAAGGCTAAAAACTTATGTGAACAGAGGGGATTTAAATATGAATATAAATCTCTAGGAACAGACTACTCAAAAGAAGAATTATTAGAAACTTTTCCCGGTGCAAGAACTGTACCACAAATTATTATTGGCGGGAAAAAAATCGGCGGATATGATCAGTTTACCCAATACCTTGACGACACAGGCTATAACGGAACAGGTCACACACTATAATGTTAATCGAAACCCCATACAAAGTTGGTGAAACAGTGTCTCTAAAACTTACTTCTGGAGAAGAAGTAGTTGCAAGACTAGAAGAAGAAACATCTGAGGCATACACATTACACAAGCCAATGGTATTAGTTGCAGGCCAGCAAGGTTTAGGCCTAGCACCTTTTATGTTTAGTGTAAGTCAAGACGCAAAGTTTAAGGTAAATGCAAGAGTTGTAACCTGTGTCCTTAAAACAGAAAAAGAACTAGCAAGTCAATACACACAACAAACAACTGGCATCGCTGTTTAGGCATCCTAAGATCTAATAAATACTACAAAGGATTGTAGTATGATTAGACGCGGTGCACCGTTTGATAAAGATAATTTTTTCAATATACCTCCTGTAGATGCTGGTGAGATAGTACCTCTGTACCCTACCAAAAAGGCAAATGTTGATGGAGGTAATTTTTTGTCTACGCCGCCTAGTTATTTTGACGGAGGATATATTCCTCTGCTTGGCACGGCATCATACGATCCTAATATTGAATACGGACCTAACAGTCCGCTAATAGAGGACGACATTTAATGGCTGACGAAACGCCCGACTCAGGATCAATTTTAGTAAGAAGAGGACCAACTTCAGACAGAGAAGGTTTTACACCCCTTACTGGTGAAGTTATCTACGATACTGACACTGATCAACTTTTTATAGGCGATAGTAAAACAGCAGGTGGCAAACCCGCTTTTGGTGACAAGATTAAAGTTGACCGTGACGGGAATCTTACTGAACTTTTATTACAAGGAACACAAAACCGTCCAGCAGCAAGCAGCGGACTTTTTAGATACAATCCAGCAACACAAAGTTTAGAATATTCCGATGGTGCAGATTATTATCTTGTTGCTAGTACTCCTTTTAATACAAGCACTAACGTATTATATGTTTCACCTAATGGTAGAGATGATAATCTGTTTGGAGTTAAAAGAGGACGTACACCAGGTACAGCTTTTGCAAGTTTAAATGCAGCCTGTAGAGAAGCAGAGCGTGTAATTAATAGAGCTTCAAAAGGTTTAGGTCCTTATCAAAAATGGATAACATATGATAGTGCAGTTGAACAAAAACGGTCGTACATAACTGACATATCAGATGTTGATGATTTTAAAAGTATCAATGTTTTTAAAGGTGCAAGTGAATTAGATGCGACTACAGAATTACGCAGCGGTTTTAGAGTAATTGGACAAACAAGTGGCGCTGTAGGTATTATAGAGGAATACAATGTAAACGCAGGCTCAACAAAAGATACACTTATAATAAACGTTGAGGAGGGCGAGTT